ATGCTCTTGCAAAGGTAAGAACTCCTGTAGATGAGTTAAACGTCACATTCTCACCTGTAGGAGCACCTGACGTTAATATAGTTCTAACCTCTAAACCACCTCTTGTAACTGTTAAACAAGTTGAACTAATTGCACCTGCAAATGTTACAATAGTTTCACCTCCACTAGCAATATATTGGTACATAACAACGTTTGAGCTTTCTATAACTACGCCTGTAGGTGTAACTTGTGTTCCTGATACTGTATAAGGACCTGTACCTTGTAAAGACACACTATAAGTAGATGCACCTTCAACAGGACCACTCATATCTAAATTAACAATATTAGCATTACCTGTAAAGATGCTATAACCTAAAGCACCTGTACCATTGCCATTATCATTATCTATTTGAAATTTAACTATTATTTGTTCCTTAGTTTGTAGCTTATTAAGCAAGAATAAGTAAGAATAATCATTAAGAGCTATAAAACCATCAGCAGTTATATTCCAGCTTATTTGAGAGCCTAAGAACTCTTTATAAGAATAACTATTAGTAGTTGTTACCTCTACTTGGTCCACACTTGTACTAAAAGTACAATTAGTAGATGCACCAAACGGAACACCTAAAGAAATATTAGTTGTAGTTATGCCAGGATTAGTTGACTGTGTATATAAGGTAATCTCATTAGTAGTAGTACCTAAGTAAACTACCTCTATAATGATCCTATCTGTAATTCCTAAAACAGTAGTAGTTACTGTCATATTAGTATTATATATAATCTTACTAAGAGATGTTAGTGTAGTTTCATCTGAAGTAGCTAACAAGGTAGCTGTTGAACCTACATATTTGTATAACTTATATTGTACTTTAGCTCCTGCAAAGGCAGTTGCTATAGAATAATAAGCAGATATACTCCATGTACCAGCAGTAATCTCAGTAATGCCTGGATCATTAGCATCTGTTATAAAAGAAGCTATTACTCCTGCTCCTGTCTTATTAAAGTTAGTAGAAGTTCCAACTATATCTTCAGTACTTAATTCTTTACAAGCAAAACCATTTACGGTTATTCCTTGACTAATAGAACCATTAAAATAATATTGTTTATTTGAATCGTATTTATATAATACTATGTTAGTTCCGTTTATTACTGATGCCATTATTTCCTAGTATTTAAGTTTTTGAATATGTCTATATCTATAGTTGTGCCATTGTAGTTAATCTTCTTTAGTACTGACTCTTGTATTGCTTGTTTTAAATCCCACTTAAAGGACTTCAATAAGTATGTGTAAGTGTTAACTGCATCATAAGAATAAGTGAACTTGCTATCTAACCAATATCCTATGCTTTTAAATTGACCTTCTATAACAGTTTGTGTCTGTACTTGGTCTATACCAATATCTTGAGCAACTAAAGTAAACAACTCTGTGCTACCTGATGCATTTCTACCAAATTGATTAGCGAATCCACCATTATTTAATGTTGTGTACATACCTACATAAGAAGATGCAGTTACGTCAAATGGATTGTTTGCAACTCTTGAATTTGAATCTGTATTTCTAAATACTTCATTATACATAAAGCCTAATGAAAAGTTTTCTGTTTCTGTAGGTTTAAACTCAGAATTTATACTACCGATTTCTCTATAAGAATCATAGGCATAAATTTGAGATGTAGGACCAACATTCTGTATTAAAAAGTATTCAACTACTAACTGAGGAGTTGCACCAGTTTCTAAAGGTCTTAGTATTGTTACTGTTATTGTACCATCTATAGGTACTATTACTTGTTTTGGAAATCCACCAGGAAAAGCTCCTAGTGTATATGAGGTAGTTGTAAATGTTCCTGTATTATCTAAGTAATAAGTTGTAGTAGCATCTTCAGATATAATTCTTACAAAATATCTTTCAGTACAATTAAATGTAGATGCAGACCATACTATATTTAGATAATCACCAGTTTTTACTAAACTACCAACAGATCTAAATGACCTATTTGTTTCTCCAGAGTTTGTTGTAGTGTCAGAAGTTAATAATCCTCCGTAAACAGGATCAGCCTTAGTTCCAACCATTGCTGCTTCAATCCATGCGTCGGCATTATTAGCACTTGACCATGATAAGAACCAGCCATTAGATATTAATTGCTTTACATTATATATTGGACTAAATTGGCTATAAGACTTTTGAGCTCTGTTAAAGCTAACCATTAATGATTGACCTATTTGCTTAAAGTTGTTTGTGCTATCTATAGCAACCGTAGTAGTATTCCCAACATTTTGTGTAGACTGATATGTTCCTGCACTATTATAAACATAATAAGCAATGGTAGATTCTCTAGTCAAAGCACCATAAGCAGTTAAATACCACTTATCCTCTTCATAGAAACATTCCCATCCAAACCTATTACATAGGTATTCTAATATATCGTAGTAGTTTAAATACTCTCCAAATTGCTCCATTAAGTAGTTCTTCTTTAGGTACATATTTTCTATGTTCCTAGAAGTTACATTTGCTGTTTTGTAGTACTCATTAATCCATACATCTAAAGTAAACTCTGTTTTAGCAAAGCAATCAATAAGTAAATCTTTTAAGCTTACTTGCTCATCTGAGTCAAAGCCTATACCATTAACTAAGTTAAAATAGTATTTCTTGTTCTTAGTCCTAGCTAAACCATCAACAAATGATAATGATAAGCTGTTTAAGGCTACAGGTGAAAATTGGACACTATCTACAGGTATAAAGAATCCTCTCCATATTATTGTACCCCATGTAAAAGAACCATTATAAGTTCCTTTTGTAACGACTATCATATAGTCATTATCATCAGCAGTAAAGAAATCTTGTAATAACTCGGCATAATTAGTGCTTTGAAATTCATTCTTTACTATATTTAAAGTAGCTCTTGTAGCTAGTATTGGTGTATAAGCATTACCCTCTGTATCTATAGTTTCTATGATAAAAGGACTATTAGATGCAGTTAATGGATATACAGTTGCACTAGAATAGCCGTCTTTGTAAATCTGAGCCCTATAGACGGTGTTTGTTCCATCAGGAATAGAATATACATCATCAAATATAATCTCGTATTTTGGGTTTATAAATGCCATTAGAACGTATTATTATTGTTTCTACTTGTTCTGTTTAAAAGTACTAATAAATCATTGCCTGAAACTTGAGCTACTAATGTTTGATTTTGCATTGCTGTAACTGAAGTTAAATCTCCCATTGAACTAGATGCTTTAGGTGCTATTGCAGTAGTTCCAGCAGATGCACCTGAGAATAAACCTGCACCCATTCCCATTCCTTGACCTACTAACATCCCAAATGTTTTACCTATCTGTGATAAGTCTACTAATCCTATAAGTGCCATTAATGCTACAACAATTGCAGCAGCTATAGCAACCTTAGCTAATTTTTTAATCAAATCAGAAAATGCTGTACTAAGAACATCACTAATACTAGCTCCTTTTTCTAAAAGCATATCTATAGATGGTCCAAGAGCACTCATCATACCAATACCTATTTTTAATAAGTACTCTGCATTCTCTTTAGCCATTTTCTGCATTTCCTTAAACTTCTTTCTTATCGAGTCAAACCATCCTTCTAATTGCTCTTTACCTGCTTCAAAAGTATTTTTATCAAATACTGGCTTTGCTACAGGTTCGGTTATAACTTCAATATCACCACCAATATTTTGTTGTGCTTCTGCTAACTTTTGTTGAAGTAGTAATTCACCTCTAAGCTGTATAAGTTCTGATAATTTTTTGATAGCCTCATCTGTTCCTTGACCAGCTAAATCATCAATAGCAACATTTAATGCTTTAATTTGACCTTCTAAATAATCTAATTCAGTCATTTGTCTAAACTCCAAAAACAATACAGATATTTTCTTTATCTCTTCATTAAACCTATTCATGGTTTTTGCAAAATCACTTATCGTTACTTCTGCACCTTTAGTTTTTGATCCAAACAAACTAAATAAATCTATTGTTTCTTTTTTTGTTTCAGCAAATGCAAATTTAAAAGTTTTAGCAAAAGATTCTGCTGTACCTTTAGTTTGTGCTTTTATGACATTAGCCATGTCTTTGCTAAATAAACCTATAACAGCAGCTTTAAAATTATCCACCAAAGAAAATATATGTATAAGAACATCTACTATTAAATTCGATGCTCTTTTAAGTATATCAACTAATGCAGTTCCTAATCCTTGCCAATCTCCTTTAAGTACTGCTACTATTACTTTAAATAAACCAGCTATTATTTGTCCAATATTTTTAGTTGCACTTACTATTAAATTCCATGCAGAAATGTATGATTCGGTAAGAAATTCACCAAACATTTTCCATAACTCAGTTAGAGAACTTACGATTGATTCAAATACAGGTTTAAGTTCTGAATATAGAGTTGAAGCTGCACCATTAATAAAATCTTTAAAACTATCATACATAGCTTTAGTACTCTTAGACATTTTATCTCCTTGTAAAACAAAGTATGTCATTGCTGCTGTTACAGCAGATATAGCTAAATAAACTAATCCCATACCTTGAACTAAGGCTGGGATGTTATTTTGAATACCTCTAAAACCATAAGGTAAATCCTGTAGTATCAAAGAGATGCTCATTAATCCCTTATTGAACTTTTTGGATGATCCGTCAAACTGCTTCATTGCATTAGCAGATTGCTTAATATTGCCTTCTAAAACCTCAAAGTTTTTGCCTAATCTTCCTAATTCTCTATTTATAATGTCAGATACAATCTTAAACTCTTCAGCATTTGCTTGTATCTTAATTCTAATTGTTTCATCTACTGCCATTATCCTATAGGTTTGATATTATTATACTTTTTTAATACATCTTGTAATTCATCATTACTCATCACTCTTTGCTTCACAAAGTTACGATTATCGCAGTCAAGTTGTAAAAGGTCAGTAGGCTTTACCTTTTTGCCTTTACTCATGTGTATATTTATCAATAAAGTCGTCTGCCACCTTAACTTAATCCAATCTTGTTCTTCTTGATGTCTTTTGCCATACCATACAAAATCTAATTCAGCCATCGTCATATCCCAAAACAAATGGGGAAGCACTTGGCACTCCCCCATTGAAAATCTCTCAATATCAATCCACTCTAATTTTTTTTTACATCAGAGTTTTTACCCTTCTTGGTTTCTGGCTTATCTAAGCCACTTACCATACTATCAGATAAAGCTTTAAAGATGTCTTGAAGCTTTTCACTTGTTATGCCACCCATATCATCAATCCAATCGCATACATCTAAGTCCGTAAACTTAGGAGTAATACCTTCTTTGTATAAAGGATATTCTGCTGCTGATTTCAACAAGTTAACGATAGCATCTAATGTACTATCACCGCTTAATGCATCTCCTATATCTGAAGGACCAATTCCTTGAAGCTGACAGAATCTTTTTAAAGACCATGTACAAAACCTCATAGGTATCTTAGTCCCATCACTAAGGGTTAGTTCGTAATGTCCTCTCATATTTTGGTGTTTTTGGTGTTATTATGCGTTAGTAGCCTGAGTTAATACTCCTTGTCCTGTGAAAGCAGCAGAGTAAGTAACTGGAGATTCCATATCAGCAGTGATGTCTAAGCTTTCTACAAATGCAGAACCAGACCAGATTAAATCACCTACTATTGGAGTGCTACCATTAACTGTAGTAAACTTAACTGTAACTACACCTCTTCCGTTTAAAGCAGAGAAAATATCTCCTACTACATAGTTTGTACCTGTTGGTTCAACTGTAGTAAGACCATCTGTAGTTAAAGACCAAGAACGCAAACCTGCGATTTGATCAGCCCATCCACCGCTTGATTTAGTTGTTGCATCTGGTAAGTCAGCACTTACTGATAAAGAGCAAGATGTAGAGTGAGCTACAACTTCAGTTCCTACTAGAACTACTAGGTTTGTACCATTAAAAATTCCTGTTGTTGGCATTTTATTTTATTTTAATTTTTTATAATATCTGTGTTAC